ATGGTCGTTGGGCTATTTCGTTCGCGCGCGCCTGCGCCTTTTATCTTCCTTTCGCGCCACGCGCCCGAGCGCAAGAATCATTCGCCAACCGAAAAAGAGAAGCGAGGCAATCGCGAGTGCGAGCGCCACATGCCGAACGATAAGGTTATCAAAGGTCACGCCGACGATGCCGAGGACCGAGATGATCGCACCTAGTGCCATGTTCGACCGAGCAGCGCCCGTCTCGTAGTTGCGGTCGACCCAAGCGACAGATCGACGGACGTGCCTCATATTGCCAAGCTGCTTCAGTTCGGAAATGTCCGCAAGTGGGGCGTTAGCGGACCGACCGCTTTCGGCATCGGCGCACGAGACGCGAACGGCCTGGATTAGTGATTAGCTGCCATTGAGTTGTTCGCTCAGAACTCCTCAACAGTCCGTTTGCACGGCTCGTTTCCAACGACCTTGATCTTGGTGTGCATATGACGGGTGACGTACCCGATCTGCTTTCGCTCGCCGGTTGAGCAGCGGACCTCGATTGTCCGCTCAACATGCGGGATCGCGTAAAAGTAGCCGCTCCAAAGCCGATGAAGCCTCTGCTCGTTACCTCCATTGTTGGTCACGACGGCGCTTTGGACACCGTGCGTTTGATCTACCACAACGGCTGATCCGGCTAACCAGAGGTAAGCGGCGATGATAAGCAAAGCAGCACCTGTAATCAGCCACGGAAGGGGACCAGAAGCCAACGTGCGCATTAGTCTAGTTTCCCTCTTTCCTCCAGTGTCCGCAACCGGGTCGGAAGCGGTCCGACGGCTTTCGGAAGCAAGGTGACTTTAGCGGGCGCTCAATAGGGCATCACGCATCATTCTCTGCCCTGCAGAGCCACATCTTGTAATCTACATAGAAGTTAGAAGCGAAAAACATCACTGCCCCAAATATAATAAGAGAGGCGTTCGGAACCTTAGGTACGGAGCCGATGCCTACTATTAAGCAAGCTACGACAGTAAGTGCAATGCGGGGCCATAATTCATCCCTATAGCCCATACTGTCCGCGTTTGGTTTGAACATTCCGATGATCGTGCGCATTCTTTCGAAGAATGCCCAATCCAACGCAACACCTATCACGACGAACAGAGGCAAGTAGGCAGGGCTCATATGGCGCAAGCTGAACCAATGACGCGTTTCGAGCAACCTTGATTGCGCCCGAGTGTCTGAGAGTAGGGCGATCAGCGCCAGACAGCGCGACCCTTTCCATATCCTGGGTGCCGAGCCTCAAACTCGTCCATAAACATGAGGCGTGCCTCGGCCAATTTTTCGCAAGCTTCGGCGCAATAGCCCTCGTCCCCTGCTTCAGCCAACATGTCGAAAAGGCCCAGCATGAATTGCTGATAGGCCTCAGCCGGGTCAATCAACCTGCCGTAGGGGTCGCGCTCATCGTTCATGAGATAAGAAGGCCAGCGAACACGGCCGTCGTCAACGGCGGCTTTAAGCGACCTAAAACGTGATGCTGAACGGCAAGAAATGGGGCGTCAGCGGCCCGGCAGCTTTTGGCATCTGGATCGACCCTCCCGACGTCCAAACCTGGGTGTATTCTGTTGAAAAACTCCTCTAAGCCCTCGTCCCGGCTTCAATAGAGACACATTGATGCAAATTAGTGGTTATTTGAACACTATTCGTGCTTACGCGGGTGCTCCCACGCATGGATATTGCTGCTGCTGGAGCGCTTTGGACCCCATCCAGAGTTTTTCAACACAATAGGGTGGAAAACGGACATTGCAGGCTAAATCAAAGGGGCCTTGGACAACGCTCTCTCGCCCACTCTGCGGGAGAAACATAGACTGACCGTCCGGTTCGCTGATCGGCTATAAGGATGCCTGAGTAGGTTTGGGTGCAAAGCAAAATGGGCCGTGCATCCTGCGCGACGCCCTGCTTCCATCTCGCTTCATCGAAAGCCTTGGTGGCAAGCTCTCCGCGCAGCTCGTTGTGAGGCTGAATGCTGTCCAGCATTGGCTGAACCGCTTCAGGGGGGAGGTTGAAGGTCAGCCTCTGCCCGTTGGTGTCGAGATCATGAGCATCATGAATGTCTCTCGCACTCGTCGGAACGAAGCGAGGCAACCAACCCCTCTCGACGGCACCTGCGCGTTTTGCTTCAGCCCAAGTGGCATAGCTCTCTTCTATGTTGTCGCCGCACCCGCCGAGCGACAGGACAGCACTGAGGATAAAAAGCTTTCTCATCCGGTCAGCATCGATGAACCGGCGAATGTCCGCAAGGGAGTCGGAACGAGACAGGCGGCTTTCGGCTACCAGCGGGGCGTACGCGGAATGGCCGGATCCCGGCGAGCAGGCATGAATTTTCTGCCGTTTGAGTTTCTCCGCGCGCCCTTGTAGAACCGCGCCCCACAAGGCCCCAGACTAGCAGCCTAGCCCGCGCCGCCGCGACATGGCGGCCATGCCGGACACTTCCGCCACCTTCACCGCCGTCGATCTGTCCCGACTGCCGCCGCCGGCGGTGATCGAGCAGCTCAGCTTCGAGCAGATCCTGGGCGAGATGCTCGCCAGCCTTCAAACGCTGGTGCCGGATTTCGACGCGATCCTCGAATCCGATCCGGCGATGAAGATCCTTCAGGTCTCTGCCTATCGCGAGGTGCTGCTGCGCGGCCGCATCAACGACGCGGCGCGTGCGGTGATGCCCGCATTCGCGACCGGCACGGATCTCGACAACCTGGCTGCGCTGATGAACGTGCAGCGCCTGCTGCTCGACGAAGGCGATCCGGCAAACGGCGTTCCGCCCACCTATGAGAGCGACGCGGATCTGCGTAGCCGCTTCGTGATCGCCGCCGAGGGCTATTCGGTGGCTGGTCCAGAGGGCGCCTATATCTTCCATGCGCGATCGGCGTCGGGCGACGTGCTGGACGCCAGCGCGATCAGCCCGGCACCCGGCCAAGTGCTCGTGACGGTGCTTTCCCGCGTAGGAGACGGCACCGCGGCGCCCGAGCTGCTCGAGCTGGTCGAGGCGCATGTGTCGGACGAAACCCGCCGCCCGCTCACCGATGCGGTCACGGTCCAATCCGCCACCATCGTGCCGTATCAGATCGTCGCGACCATTACGACCTTCTCAGGCCCCGACGGCTCGATCGTGCTCGCCGAGGCGATCAAGCGCGCCAACGAATATAAGGATCGCCAGCACCGCCTGGGCCTCGACGTCACGCGCTCGGGGCTCTTTGCCGCGCTCCACTGCGAGGGCGTGCAGAACGTCGTGCTCACCTCGCCTGCGGCCGACATCGTGATCGACCGCGAGCACGCGAGCTGGTGCACGCTGGTTGACGTGACGCATGCGGGCGTCGGCGAATAGTGGGCAGCCTTCTTCCTCCCAACGCCAGCGCACTCGAGCGTGCGATCGAGCAGGCCACCGCGCGCATGACAGAGCTGCCGGTCCCGCTGCGCGAGCTGGTGAACCCCGACGCCTGCCCGCTTGATCTCCTCCCCTATCTCGCCTGGGCGCTCTCGCTCGATAGCTGGTCGAGCGACTGGCCCGATCAGGTTAAGCGGAACCGCGTCCGTCGCGCGATGGAAATCGCCCGCCGCAAGGGCACCGCCGAGTCGGTGCGAGCCGTGGTCGAGAGCTTCGGCGGCGGCGTAGCACTTCGTGAATGGTGGCAGATGACGCCGCCCGGCGAACCCTACACCTTCGAGCTGATTGTCACCCTCACCGGCGCCGGCGGCACGCCCGCCAGCGCCGCTTTCGCGGATGCCGTGATCAACGAGGTCCGCCGCACCAAGCCGGTGCGGTCGCACTTCATCTTCACCCAGGGCGTGAGCCTGTCCGGCCAGGTCGGCGTCATCGCTGCCGCTCGCCCCACCACCTTCCGCCGCCTGCAGGTGCAGGCGCCTGCCGCCTAACGGAGATCAGAAATGGCACTCGAGCTGGTCATCACCAACGCGGGCCGCGCGGCCCTGGTCGCGGCGTCCAACGACGGCACCAACGCGGTTCGCATCGCCTCGGTCGGCGTGTCGCCCACCGCGATCGCCGCTTCGCCCGCCACCGCGGCGCTGCCCGGCGAAGTGAAGCGGATCAACACCATCTCCGGCGCGGCTGCGTCTGAAGACACGATCCACGTCACCGTGCGCGACGAAACGACTGCGGTCTACACGGTGCGCTCGATCGCGCTCTACCTGCAGGACGGGACGCTCTTCGCCGCCTATGGGCAGGCCGATATCGTGGCGGAGAAGGCGGCGCAGGCGCTGCTGCTGCTCGCGATCGACGTCCAGTTTGCGGACATTGACGCGACGACGATCACCTTCGGCGATGCCAACTTCATCAATCCGCCGGCGACGACGGAAACCGCCGGCGTCGTTGAGCTGGCGAACGATGCCGAAACCTCGGCGGGCGCCGACGCGCAACGTGCTGTCACGCCGAAGAGCCTATCCTTCGCCTTGAACGCGCGCTTCGCCACCTGGGGCGCCGATGTCTGGCGCGCGAGCAACGACGGCGCCGGATCTGGCCTCGACGCGGATCTGCTCGATGGGAAGCAGGGCAGCGAATTCGCGCTGCTCGCCGGCGCCGCTTTTGGGGGCACCGTGAGTGCCCCGCTGGTCGTTGGCACCAATTCGGAAGGGTTTCGCGTCGCGCACGCCGCGCCCTTCTATTCCTTCTACAATGCCGCGCAGACGGTGCGCTTCGGCTATATCCAGCACACCGGCACAGGCAATGACTTCGCTTTTGTCAATGATCGGCCCGGGCGCATCCAGCTCACCAGCGGCGGCACGTCGGTTTACGTCGGGTCCACCGGCCTGCTCGTGGGCGCCAATGCCGTCTGGCACTCGGGCAACTTCAACCCCTCCACCAAGGCGAACCTTTCGGGCAGCACCTTTACAGGCCCGGTTTTCGCGCCGTCTCTGCAGACGGATGATTACTCATATCTGGCGCGCATCGATCCCAATACGATCGACCTTGCATTCGATGCTGGCGATTTCGTTCGCTACAATCGAACGCAGAACACCTACTATCAAAACATCGCCGGTGTAGCGCGGACTACGCTCTCCGAGAGCGAGTTCAATGTCCATGTGGCTCTCAAGCAATTCGGCAATCAGGTCTGGCACGCGGGCAACTTCAATCCCCCAGATTACGCCATGCTCAGCGGAGCGAACTTCAACGGGGCAATTACCGCGCCGGCGTTTGCGATCGACGCGAATGTCAGGTTCAACAAACCAGCCGGGACGCTGGTGGACCTTCAAGTTGACGCTGGTGACACGCTGCGCTTCGCTCAGGCTACCAATCAATGGGATTTCATAATCGGCGGATCGACTTCGCTGTCGATCACCACGACCGGATTGACGGTTCCTGGTACGCTCAACGCTACTCATCTGCAGGTGAGTGGCAGCGCCGTCTGGCACGCGGGCAATCTAAATCCCGCCAACTACGCCCTCCTTTCCGGTGCAAGCTTCACCGGGAACGTGACTGTTGTGGGAACGGTTGTGGCGACGGCGGTCGGAGGCGGAAGAGTCAACTTGCTCCCTGGCACTGCCGGCAACAGCGGCTATGTCGAGTTCAGCGATCTGAACGGCACGCGCCAGGCCTATATCGGTTTTGGGATCAACAACGGCGCGTTGCCGTTCGTTTCGTCGACTGGTGCAGGCTTCTCGTTCACAGGCGGACCTGTAGCAGTTGCCGGCGCCCTCTCCGCAACGGGCGCGATCACGCGCTCAGGGCATCAAGTCTGGGATGCCGGAAACGACGGCCATGGCTCTGGACTCGACGCTGATCTGCTCGATGGGCGGCATGCGTCCGATTTCGCGCTGGTCGCCGACTTCGCCAACAATCTCACCGGCAGCGGCTACCAGCGTCTCCCCGGTGGTCTCATCATCCAATGGTGCGCGGGCGGTGGAGCCAACGGCGGCTATGAATCAACGCAGGGCGTGAACTTCCCGATCGCATTTCCCAGCGCCTGCCTGCACGCCCAGGTAACCACCCGCTTGAGCAGCGCGACGACTGCAGGCGACGCCTTTTGGCAGCTGATCGGAAGCCCCACCACTACCGGCGTCACCGTCCAGCGCCAGATCACCGGTTCACCGAGCGACAACGCCTTTTCCTGGCCGTACGTCCTCGCGATCGGCTATTGAGGAGACCACCCAATGTCGCTGCACTACAGCGCTGCGCGTAACAGCTTCTTCGATTCCGCGATCCACGCCGAGCTGCCTGCCGATGCCGTGCCGATCACCGCGGCCCGGCACCGTGAGCTTATGGCAGGCCAAACCGAGGGGAAGTGCATTGTCCCGGACAGCAAGGGGCGGCCTCGCCTTGCGCGCCGGCCAGCTCTCCCGCTCGAGCAGCAGCGCGAGGCGGCGCTGCGACGAGTGCGCGCCGAGGCGCGCCGCCGGATCATCGAAGTCGCCAACCTCGAGCAGCAATCGAACGACAATGCGGCGATCGCAATGATGGCGCTCCAGCTCACGGCCGGAGCATCGACGATCGACGCGTTCGAGGCGGTCGCCCGCCGCGAGCGGATCGACGCGATCCGCGCCGCGAGCGATCGCCTGGAGGCGGCGATCGCGAGCATGGACGCCAAGCAGCTCTCCGCGCTCGGTGTCGCTGCGGCCGAGCACTGGCCAGCCTAACTCAGTCGACGATCGTGGATGCCGGCATGATTGCAGGGGGACATTGTGCGTTGAAGGTCAGTGTCACCGGCCCCATCTTGTAGGAGCGTCGCCCTTAGGTATTCTCCATTACCGACCGCATCCTGATCGCTTACCTGCTGCTGGGCTTCATTGTCGCCGCTGCGGTCACCCTGATTGTCTGGGTCCGGCACAACTCTCACGAAGCCAAATACCGTCGCTCCAAAATGCGGGAGGCTGCGGCGCGGAATGTGTCGACGCGGCTCAAATAGCAGAAAGTCCCGGTTCGCTGTGACCGAGCCTTTCCGCTCCAGCATTCAACGGTGCAGCTGATCTCCGATCTGCGGCTCTCGGCCGGCGAATGGTGTGGCTAGCGGACCCTACGCCTCCGTACTTCGTTGAGGAGCACGAGGAGAGCGTCATGTACCTAGGTCCCGAAAATGACAACGAGTCCCCCCCAGTGGACGACGCCGCAGATCTCGAGGAAGCGCAGGAAGACGCCGCCGAGAAGCGTGAGGAAGAGGGTGGCTATCAATAGAGATGGTAATCGCGGCACCTTACCGGCGCGGAAGGGACAGCCGGCGGTCCGTTTGATCTGCGCCCTGACCGTGAACCAGCTGTACGGCTCAATCTAAGGCGACAGCTTGGGCTCGCTGATCAAGCGCAGCCTGGCCCGGCCTTGTAGAGGCTCGCTCCACAAGCCCCGATTCGCGCGAAGCTGCCCCGCCGGCGGCATTGTCCGCCACCATGAGCGATCTGCCGGATCCGCGCCGCATCATCGGCAACATCCTTCGCCTGGGGACAATCGAGAGCGTCGACCTGGGCGAAGCGACGTGCCGCGTCCGCGTGGGCGACAATGTCACCGGAGACATCCCCTGGCTTAGCCCTCGTGCCGGCGAGCTGGTGCGGATCTGGTCGCCGCCGAGTATTGGCGAACAGTGCCTGCTCCTCTGCGCGGAAGGTGACACTGAGGCCGGCGTCGCCGTGACGGGCCTGTTCTCGGACGCGCACCCCGCCCCGTCTTCCGATCCGCTGCTGATGATCGCCTTCAAGGATGGCACCCAGCTCTCCTACGATCCTGAAGCGCACGCGCTGAAGATCGAGATCCCCGCCGGCGGCACGGCCGAGCTCGCGGCACCCGGCGGGCTGACGATCACCGCCGACACCGTGATCACCGGCGACGTGCAGATCTCTGGCTCGGTCCAGGTGAGCGAGACGGTCACCGCCAGCGACGACGTGATCGGCGGCGGCAAGAGCCTCAAGAGCCACAAGCACACCGGCGTCCAGGCGGGCGGGGCGCAGTCGGGACCGCCGGCATGAACGGAATGGACGCGCACACTGGAAAGCCGCTCGAGGGGGAGGATCACCTCCGTCAATCCATCGCGGATATCCTGACCACGCCGATCGGCACCCGTGTTGCGCGCCGCGACTATGGCTCGCTCCTGATGGATCTAATCGATCAGCCGGCCAATGCGGCGGGCAGGATCCGGATCTATGCGGCCACCGCGCTCGCCCTGCTGCGCTGGGAGCCTCGCATCGCCCTCACGCGCGTCGCGCTCGAGCAGACCGGCCCCGGCGCTTTCAACGTGATCGTCGAGGGACGCCGCACCGACGTCGCCCGCCCCAACGTCCGCACCCGCATCACCGTGCCGCTCGCCTCGCGCGGCGGCCTCACCGTCTACGCCTGAAGGAGCCAAAGCATGCACGGCATCACCATCACCGAAGTCAGCGAAGGCACGCGCAGCCTCGCCACCATCGCAACGGCCGTGATCGGCCTGGTCGCGACCGCACCGGCGGCCGACGCCGCGGCCTTCCCCCTCGACCGCCCCGCCCTGGTGACGGACATCGAGGCCGCGATCGGTGTCGCGGGCGCCACCGGCACGCTTCGCAACGCGCTGCGGGCCATCGCGGACCAGGCCCGCTGCCCTGTGGTTGTGGTGCGCGTCGCTCCCGGCGCCGATGCTGCCGCGACCGATGCGGCAGTCATCGGCGACGACGTGAACGGCGTGAAGAGCGGCATGCAGGCGCTGCTCGCGGCCGAAGCGCAGGTCGGCGTCAAGCCGCGCATAATCGGGGCGCCAGGGCTCGATACCCAGGCGGTGACTACGGCGATGATCGTGATTGCCCAGAAGCTGCGCGCCATGGCCTATGCGGCGGCGGTCGGCGACACCGTCACCGAAGCGATCGCCTATCGTGCCAATTTCACGGCGCGCGAGCTGATGCTCCTCTATCCCGACTTTGTCGCATTCGACACGGCGGCCGAGGCGAACGTCACCAGCTTCGGCAGCGCGCGCGCCCTCGGCCTGCGTGCCCGGATCGATACCGAGCAGGGTTTCCACAAGACGATTTCCAACGTGCCGGTGCAGGGCGTCTTGGGCCTCACCAAGGACGTCCAGTTCGACGTCCAGGATGCGAACTGCGAAGCGAATCTGCTCAACGCCGCCGAGGTGAGCGCGTTGATCCGCGCGGGCGGCGGCTTCCGCATCTGGGGCAGCCGCACCTGCGCGGAGGAGCCGCATTTCATCTTCGAAAGCGCCACGCGCACTGCGCAGGTGCTGATGGACACGATCGCCGCGGGCATGATGTGGGCGATCGACAAGCCGCTGCGCCCCAGCCTGGTGAAGGACATCGTCGAGACGATCAACGGCAAGATCCGCGAGATGAAGGCCGCAGGCCAGCTCATCGACGGGCGCGCCTGGTTCGATCCGGAGAAGAACCCGACGACGTCGCTCGCCGGGGGCAAGCTGGTGATCGACTATGATTACACGCCGGTGCCGCCGCTCGAGCACCTGACCCTCACCCAGCGCATCACCGATTCCTACTTGGCCGATTTCTCGCTCGGCCAAGGCTGAACCGGCGCCGCCCGCCCCTTTCCCCAAGTTTCAGGAGCTGATCGATGGCCCTTCCTCGCAAGCTGAAATCCCTCAACCTGTTCAACGAAGGCCTGAGCTATCTCGGCCTGGTCGCAAGCGTCACCCTGCCCAAGCTCACGCGCAAGCTCGAGGATTGGCGCGGCGGAGGCATGGACGGCACCGTCAAGATCGATATGGGCGCCGAGCCTCTGGAGCTGGAGTTCACCACCGGCGGCCCGATGCGCGACGTTCTGCGCCAATACGGCCTCACCAGCATCTCCGGCGCGTTCCTCCGCTTCGCCGGCGCCTATCAGGACGATGGCACCGGCAGCGTCGACACCGTCGAGATCACGGTGCGCGGTCGCCACGAAGAGATCGACATGGGCGAGGCCAAGCCCGGCGAGGGCGGAGAGTTCAAGGTCAAGTCGGCGCTCACCTATTACCGGCTCGACTGGAACGGTGTGACCGAGATCGAGATCGACGTGCTCAACGGCGCCTTCATCGTCGGCGCCATCGATCGCATGGCCGAGATCCGCGCGGCCGTGAGCTGATCCTTTGGGCCGCGTCGCCCGGCGCGGCCCTCCCCTTCTCCTGCAGAAAGCCAGTTACCATGGAAACCGTCCAATCCACGCCCGCCGCGAACGACAGCCCTGCCCAGCGCAGCTTCATCACCGAAGCCCCGATCATGCTCGGCGACAAGGAACTGATCGCCAAGGGCACCAGGATCCAGGTTCGCAAGCCCGGCTCGGGCGAGCTGCGCGGTCTGCAGCTCCAGTCGCTCTTCCAGCTCGACGTCCTGCAGCTCGAGTCGCTGGCGCCCCGCATTACCACGCCGATGATCCACAAGGGCGCGATCATGGATCCCGCGGACCTCATGCAGTTCGGCGCGGAGGTGCTGGATTTTTTGCTGCCGCAGGCCGCGAAGCCGGACTTCCCGCAAGCGTAGACGATGTGATGGCCGATGTGGCGACCGTCTTCCACTGGTCGCCCTCGGTCATGGATCCGATGAGCCTGCCCGAGCTGATGGGATGGCATGCCCGCGCGATCGAGCGGCTCAAGGCGATGAACGGGGTGAAGGACTAGCCTCTTGGACCGCAATCTCCGCATCCGCATGCTGCTCGAGGCGAGCGAGAAGGTCACCGGGCCGCTGCGCAACATCGCCAGCGGCTCCAGCCGCACGGGCCGCGCTCTGAAGGAAACTCGCGATCGCCTGAAACAGCTCGAGCAGGCACAGGCCGATATCGGTGCCTTCCGTTCGCTCAAGATGGGCCTGCGCACCACAGAGGCGCAGCTCGGCAGCGCGCAGGCGCGGGTCGCCGCGCTCGCCCGCGAGATGGATGCGGCCGGAACGCCCTCCCGCAAGCTCGCGCGCGACTTCGACAACGCCAGGCGCGCCGCCTCGGCGCTGAAGATCCAGCACGAGCAGCAGTCGACCGAGCTTCAGCAGGTACGCAACCGCATGCGCGAGGCGGGTCTCGGCGCTGATGGCCTGGTCGCCCACCAGCGCGAGCTGCGCGCCGCGATCGCGCGCACCAATACCGAGCTGCAAGAGCATGGCCGTCGCCTGCAGGCTGCCGACACGCGCGCTCGCCGTTTCGCCGCGGGGCGCGAGCGCTTCTCCTCGATCCAGAACGGCGCCACCGGCCTTGCTGCCGGAGGCTTCGCGGCGATCCAGACCGGCGAGTCGATCGGCCGCCCCGTGCTCGGTGCCGTAGCGGCTGCCCAGCAGTACCAGTCGGCGATGACGGATATCGCCCAGAAGGCGAACCTCTCCCGCGCCGAGGGCGAGCGCATGGGACTGGCGCTGGCGCGCGCAGCGCGCGCCGCAAACCAGATGCCCGCGGATCTGCAGGCGGGCGTAGATGCACTTTCAGGCTTCGGCCTCGATCCGCGCGAGGCAACGCGGATGATGGCGCCGATCGGCCGCGCCGCAACGGCGTACAAGGCGGAGATCTCGGATCTGTCGGCCGCAGCCTTCGCGGTGAGCGACAACCTCAAAGTGCCCGTCGATCAGACCGCGCGCGTCATCGACGTGATGGCCGCGGCGGGCAAGGCGGGCGCGTTCGAGATGCGCGACATGGCGCAGCACTTCCCCGCCCTCACTGCGGGCTATCAGGCGCTCGGGCAAAAGGGCGTGCCCGCAGTCGCGGATCTCTCCGCCGCGCTGCAGATCGCGCGCAAAGGCGCCGGCGATTCCGCGAGTGCCGCCACCAACGTTGCCAATCTGCTGCAGAAGATCACGTCGCCGGCGACGGTGCGTGCGTTCGAGAAGAACTACGGCGTTGACCTGCCGGCAGCACTCAAGCGCGCCTACCAGCAGGGCAAGACGCCCCTCGAGGCGATCGCCGAGCTGACCCAGAGGACCTTGGGCGGCGACATGTCGAAGCTCGGCTACCTCTTCGAAGATGCTCAGGTGCAGCAGGCGCTACGACCGCTGATTGCCAACCTCGAGGAATATCGCCGGATCCGCGCGGAGGCGGGGGCGTCGAATGGAACCACGGATACCGACTTCGCCGAGCGCATGAAGGACTCGGCCGAAAAGGCTCGGGAGCTGAAGGTCCGCGCGCAGACGCTGGCGATCACGCTCGGCGCGCAGCTCCTCCCTGTGGCCAACAGGGTCGCTGGGATTGCCGTCGCCGTCGCCGACAGGATCTCCGCCTGGTCGCAGCGCCACCCCGTCTTGGCCAAGGGCATCGCGCTCGCCATCGCGGGGCTCAGCGCCCTTTTCCTTGTGGTCGGCGGCGGCACGATCCTGATCGCCGGCCTCGCCGCCCCCTTCGCGGCGCTCTCCGCCACCGCTGCGGCCTTCGGGATCGGCATGCTACCCTTGATCGGAATCGTCGGTGGTGTGGTGCTCGCGATCACCGCCATCGGCGCGGCTGCCTATTACATCTACCGGAATTGGGGCGCGATCGCGGGCTGGTTCGGCCGCTTGTGGGAGGGCATCAAGAGCGTGTTCTGGGCAGGCGTCGAGGGGCTCGGCCGCATGCTGCTCAGCTTCACGCCACAAGGCCTGTTCCTGCAGGGCTTCATGGTCCTGCTCTCCTGGTTGCGCGGCGGCATGGCCGGCCAGCTCGTCTCCGCCGGCGCCGATCTGGTGCGCGGGCTGATCCGCGGGATCACCGGCATGCTCGGCCAGCTTCACTCCACGATCGTCAATGCGGCAAGCTCTGCGGCCAACTGGTTCAAGGCGAAGCTCGGCATCCGTTCGCCCTCGCGCGTATTCGCCGGGTTCGGCGGGTTCATGATGCAGGGGCTCGATCGCGGCATTGCCGCCCGCCAGTCGGAGCCCGTGCAGCGGATCCAGACGCTCTCGCGTGAGCTGGTCACGGCGTTCAGCGTCGGCGCGGCCGCAACTGCCGCTGTCCCTGCCGCCGCGGGCCCTCCGCGCCCTGCCGTGGCGCAATCCGCTCCCGCTGCACCAGCGACCAGGATCGAGATCCACATCCACCAGCAGCCCGGCCAGTCGCCGCAGGATCTCGCGCGCGCCGTGCGTGCCGAGATCGAGCGGCTCGAAAATGATCGCCGCGCGGCGCGCCGCAGCACCATGCTCGATTCGCCGGATGGAGCCGACGCATGACGATGATGTCGCTCGGCATGTTCGCCTTCTCGCTCCCCACGCTCGCCTTTCAGGAACTGCAGCGGCGCCAGTCCTGGCGGCATGCGCGCAGCGCGCGGGTCGGCGCTCGGGATGCCCTGCAGTTCGTGGGGCCTGACAATATGACCGTCTCGCTCAGCGGAAGCGCGCCCGCGGAGCTGATGGACGGCATGGTGTCGCTCGATACGCTGCGCGACATGGCCAGCAGCGGAGAGGCCTGGTCGCTGGTCGATGGTTCGGGCACCGTCTATGGCGCCTTCGTCATCACCCAGATCGACGAGCGGCAGACGCACTTCCTGCCCGATGGCACGCCCCGGATGATCGACTTCGGCATCGATCTCCTCGAGGTCGATCCCGCGGCCAACGCGGCACGGCGCGGGGTATGAGCGTAGCCGTCCCCGATTTCCGCGTGATGCTGGGCGGTGAGGATATTTCGCCCCGGCTCCTCCCCCGGCTCGTCTCGCTTCGGCTCGTCGAAAAGCGCGGGGGTGAGGCCGATCAGCTCGATATCGTGCTCGACGACAGCGACTGCCGCCTTGCCATGCCGCCAGAGGGCGCTGTTCTCGCCCTGCAGCTCGGGTGGAAGGCCGGAAGCGATGTTGCCGTCGGCCTGGTCGACAAGGGCCGCTTCATTGTCGACGAGCTGGAGCATTCCGGCCCACCCGATACCCTCACCATCCGCGCCCGCTCCGCCGATTTCACCAGCGCCGTCGCCACGCGCCGCGAACAGAGCTGGCACAATACCACTCTGGGAGACGTGGTGCGTCAGGTCGCCGGGCGCCACGGTCTCACCGCGCGCTGCGCGGCCGCTCTGGCGTCGATCGCCATCAAGGCCCTATCCCAGTCGCGGGAGAGCGACATCGCCTTCCTGCGCCGCCTGGGGCGCGAACACGACGCCGTTGCCACGATCAAGGCAGGCGCGCTGATCTTCGCGCCGATCGGCGCCGGCGTCACGGCCAGCGGCCAGCCCCTGCCCTCCGCCGTCATTCGCCGCCGCGACGGCGACCGCCACACCTTCCGGATCGAGAAGCGAGAGGCGGTGGGCCGTGTCACTGCCGCCTGGCACGATCGCAGGTCGGCTCAGAAGAAGACCGTCACTGCCGGTGCTGGCGATGGCCCGGAGCGCAAGCTCGCGCGGGTCTACCCTTCGGAACAGGCTGCGCGGCGGGCGGCGGAAGCTGAAGCGAAGCGCGGCGCACGCGCACCACGCAAGCTGAGCCTGAACCTCGCCCTGGCGCGGCTCGATCTATATCCCGAGCAGAAGACGCGCGCCCAAGATTTCAAGGCGGAGATCGACGGCACCGACTGGTTGCTTGCGGAAGTGGAGCACCAGCTCGATGGAAGCGGCGGATTTACGAGCCGGCTTCAGCTTGAGTTAACCGGCTAGTCGGTGGCCGAGCGTGGCTGGAAATGGGCCGTTAGCGGCTAGGCGGCTTTCAATTCGACAATCAGCGAAAGCGGACAGCCGAGACGAACTTTTGATGTCTACGCGGCGCTCTACGTGCCGCTCAGAACGGGTCGATGGCTGTCTCTCTTCGGATGCAAAGCGTGCCATCCAAACGGAAAGTTGCCCGACCAGAACCTGTCGGCAAGACTTGGCAGGCAGTCATCAACACGAAGATCCGACCTTTCCGGATGGCAAAGGCGTCGAGTTGTTGCACACACCAAACAGTGTGTTATGACACATCAAACCATGTGCCGGCGCACATCAAATACTGTGTGGGATGAGAAGGTGCTGTGCCTTACGCTGAATTCGTCGCCGAGCTTGAGCGCGCGGGCTTCAGCGTCCGAGGCTTTGCAGGCCTCATCGGCATGAACCCCAACTCCATCACTAACTACGCCGGCCGGGGTGACGTCCCGCAGCATGTCGCGCTCGTTGCGGTGCTGGTGGCCGAAATGGCTGCGCAGGGTCTCGATTATCGCAGCGCGATCGCCAAGGTTGGGCCGACCCGAAAGCCGCGCGGTGCGACCCGCCCCGGCCAGTTTGGCGGAGACCGCCAAGCCAGCTTGGACCTTCTGTCGTGAGCCGGTGGATTGCAGCTGTGGGATTGGGCCATGACTGACTGGCTCGCTTGCCTTGAACCCTTCGGCGCCGATCGGCACGCGCTCCATGTGCTCGATAGCGACGCTCCGGAACTGCTGCCCTACGCGACCCTTGCCAACGCGCGGCGAGAGGGCGGCTCGGTTCTCGATATGGTGGGCGCTGTGTACGAATGGCAGGACGCCCCGCTGATCTTCCTCGTCGCCGCTGATCGGATCGCGGGCGCAGCGGATATCCATAGATTGCGCCGCCTGCTCGCGATGCGCGGGGATGCGCCGTATCTTGGCATCGTCGCGGCGGGCCGGCTCGACATCTACGCAATCGCCCTTGATCGCAAAACCCCGTCGCAGGCTCGAGTGCCCCTTGGTAAGCCGGAAGCGCCGAACCGAGACCTGTTCCCGCATTTGGCCAACCGACGTCCGCGCGCGGCGCGCACCCGACAGGGCTGGATCTCCAATGTAGTGCTCAACCTCCTAACGGACGCGATCAACCAGTTGATCGGAATGGACGTCCGGCATGGCGACGCGATCTCACTGGTTGGACGGGCGCTGTTTGCGCGCTTCCTCGGAGACCGTGATCTTCTGCCACAGAACATGGCCGCTCCGGAGACCGCTGCCGCACTGTTCGCCAACGCGGAAAATGCGCGAGAGGCGAGTGCCTGGCTCGACAGGACTTTCAACGGCGACCTGCTGCCGCTGTCGAGGGATATCTTCGAAACCCTCTCGACGGACGCCTATTTCGTTCTCGGCAACATCATGATGCGCGCGCCCGGGGGCCAACTTTTCCTCGCCTGGACCGAGCGCTGGGATCGGCTCGACTTCGCGCACATCCCCGTCGGCGTGCTGAGCCAGGCCTATGAGCTCTACATGCGCCGGCATGCCCCGGAAAAACAGCGCAAGGAAGGCGGCTTCTATACACCGCGGCCAATCGCCGATCTGCTCGTTCGCGCATCGTTCCGGGCGCTCGAACGCGACGGATCGCATGGATCGGCGCGCATCCTCGATCCGGCGGCGGGCGCCGGTGTGTTCCTTCTGACGGCCTTTCGCGAGCTCGTGGCGGCGCGCTGGCGTGCAGATGGCAAGCGGCCAGACACGGCCGTGCTCCGCGAGATTCTCTACAAGCAGATCACCGGCTTCGACATCAACGAGGAGGCGCTGCGCTTCGCCGCTCTCGCGCTCTATCTAGTCTCGATCGAACTCGACCCTGAGCCCCAGCCCATCGACAAGCTGCGTTTCGACGATCTTCGCGGCAAGGTGCTCCACCTCGTCTCAATCGAGAATGACGAACGTGGCTCCAGTCTGGGCAGCCTCGGGCCACTGGTGGGTGATGAGCATCGCGGTCGGTACGACTTGGTCGTCGGCAACCCGCCTTGGTCGACTGGCACGAAGCTACCGGACTGGTCGCTGGTTCTGAAGACCGTCTCGGACATCGCGAGCGAGCGCTCGGGCACAAAGCTCGCGCCGCCTCTGCCCAACGAGGGACTCGACATTCCTTTTGTCTGGCGTGCAATGGAATGGGCCAAGCCGGGCGGCCAGATCGCCTTTGCGCTCCACGCACGCTTGCTCTTCCAGCAGGGCGACGGCATGGCCGATGCGCGCCGAATGCTGTTCCAGGCGCTCGACATCACCTCCGTCATCAATGGCTCCGAACTGCGCCAGACCAAGGTCTGGCCAGAAATCATGGCGCCCTTCTGCCTGCTGATCGCAACCAACCGTGTGCCAGAACCTGGTGCAGGCTTCCGGCTGATCAGCCCCCGTCTGGAAACAGGGCTCAACGCCGCCGGCGCAATGCGCATCGACGCACACGCGGCCGAGATCATCGCGACCCAGCAGATGATCGAGACGCCAGATATCCTGAAGATCCTCTTTCGCGGGACTAGGGCGGACCTGGGTTTGGTCGAGCGTATCCGCGGCAAGGGTTTTCCTACCGTCGAAGCGTTCTGGCGCGAGGCAGTCGGCGTGTCGGGCCGCGGACGAATGGCTGGTTCGGGGCAGGGCTATCAGCAGCTTCGCACGAGCAGCGGTTCCCGCGAGATTGGAGCGCTCCCGCCCGGTAAGGATGCGGGACATCTTCGCGGCTTGCCTGACGTGACGGTCGAATCACTGGACCGCCTGGTGATCGACGGGAAGAAGCTGAAAACGTTCCAGCAAGACCGCGTTCACCGACTGCGCGATGCGAGTTTGTTTGAGGGACCGATCGCGATCGTCCATAAGTCGCCGCCAGCTTCCCGGGATAGAATTCGCGTCGGCATCGCCGTTGAACCGGTCGTCTACAACGAGACCTTCTACGGCTACTGTCCCGCGGGTTTCGCGCATTCGGACATACTCGTGCGCTACCTCACCCTTGTGTTTGGCAGCAAGTTCGCACTGTGGCTTGCGCTCGTTACCAGCGGAGAATTCGGCTTCGAGCGTGAGGTCATTGAGAAGGCCGCGTTCGACCGCATACCGATCCCCGACTTCCGCCAACTCGGATCGCACGGCCGCGCTGAAATCCTGCAGCTCTTCGACGCGGTTTACCGGTCTCCGTCGGCTTGGGAGGACGTGGATCGTTGGGTCGCGAACCTCTACGGCCTTGGCGTTAGCGATTTAGAGATCATCACAGATACCCTCAGGTACAATCTGCCGTTCGCCGAGAACAAGGCGGCTGCGCAAGCCCGTCCCAAGCCGGAAGCCGCCAAAGACTTCTGTGCACTCCTCCAAAGCGAGCTGTCGCCTTGGACGGAGCGCTTCGGCACGTCGCTCAGCGTTTGCACGATCGAAAATCACTCAACCTCACCTTGGATAGGCTTCGCCCTGCGAATCGGCGGGAGCGCATCAGCGACGGCCGTCGAGAAGGATTGGGAAGCACTGCTCATGGTCGCGGACGCCTCAGCAGCCACCGAGATCGTAGTCGAGGATGAGGGTGGCGTTTTGCTCGTCGGCCGCCTCGCCCAGAATCGTTACTGGAGCGCAACGCAAGCGAGGCTGCTGGCCCAGCACCTGATCTGGTCGCGGCTCGACTTCCTCAAGGGGCGCCGTCGCGGATGAGTTCCTCGGCGTCTTCCCCTCGCCCTGACCAGATCGCAGAACTGACGCGCGGACTTGCCTTGCCTCTGCCGGCCATTGATGAGGTTTATCTGCAGCTCGTTGCCGAGGGCATAGTTCAGGCGTTTCAGGACATCGGCGCGAGTCAGGCCAGCACGGTCGCGACCGGCGACGAGGCCGAAGTCACCGCTCTTCTGGTAGCGCGGCTTAACCGCATGATCGAGGAGGACCAGATTTGGCGCCAACTCGTCAGCAGCGTAGTTCGCGGAGCCGAGAGCGTGAATTACAATGGCGCTCACCTGGAAAAGCGGCCGGACTTGTCGATCCATCTGTCGGCGCGAGCCATCCGCTTTCCGCTGATCGCCGAAGCCAAGATCATAGACGCGACCCGTGGTGAGCATCTCTATTGCAGCCAAGGCCTAAGCCGCTTTCTCGACGGACAATATGGCTGGGGCAGCCGCGAGGCGTTCCTGATCGCTTATGTGCGGGATGGGACGAATATCTCGAGCCGCCTTCAGCCCTATCTCGCGCAGGCCGGGCATGCAGCTAGCTACGCCTTGCAAGGCGCGCTTTCCGCCCATTCCATAGATGGCTGTGACGCGGCGCAATCCGACCATGGCCGATCATTCACTTACACGCACACGCAATCACCGGCCAACGATCCTGGGACCATAGCACTCTGGCATCTGTGGCTTGACGCCTCGCCGCCGACTATGACGATCGCGGGCAGCGCAACAATCTCCTAGACATTAGCTGCGACAGTTATCTGGGAAGATGGTCTGGTCTACCCGAATCCGACGATCGCTAGCGTGTGGGGCGCTTAGCGGACGGTCGACGGCGCCAGCGAAGCCCGCTTCCGGCGCAATGCCGACCGTTCCGACTGAAGCCTTCAGCGCCATAAAAGAATGGCAGGTTTCGGAATCATCGCAATCCGGGGTTAGTGACCGGACTTGCGCGCAAAGCCGCCGCCCTGCACTACCGCCGAGCCCACCTTCACATGTTGGATTTCGTCCGCGATAAGAACATATCAGGAACGACTCGGAACCAGCGAAAGAGTGAGCGAACCGGTATATCGGCTTACCCCAGGCTGCGAACTGGCGTGCCCGCGATGCGAAATTATGTGCGCGGTGCTCGCGGCGGCTCGGGATCAGTATTGGCGCGATCTCGAGGAGCTTCATCGTGTTCGGGCGCTTCGGCCCTCGCGGGTGCGGGCATCAGATCTTGAAGCTGCGAAAGACCGGTTGGCAGCAGCCGAGCGAGAGTTCGCGCGAGTTCGTCCACCGGTTTGGACAGGTCCAACGTTCGAAGCAGACCCTCGTACATGCGCGCCAACGCAGCTTCACTAGGAAGCTCTACCCGCATGGTGATGATCTGAGGCTGGTTCTCAGCGCGATCGAGCGCCCACTGCTGACGTTCTGAGAGCGGCGTTTCGGCTGCGTTGAATGCGAGTTCCACGAATCGAAACCACGAGGGCATTCGCTTTGCGGTGCCGTTTTCAAAGGCCGATATCGATTGTTGAGACAGGGCCAGTTCAACACCCTGCTTCTTTCCCTGAGATCGGGCGCGGAGCGCAAGCTCGGCTGCGGACCAGCCTAGGCGTCTCCGCTCCTCACGCATCCACCTTGCGGCTCCAGAAAGGTCCATGAGTCAGATCTACAAGAGTTTTTGTAGGGGACGGCCACAAAAACTCTTGTAGTGATTACCATACTCTAGTAGTTTTCTGGTATGGACACCGCTTTGGCATATCAAGCGTTCCGCGACGCAGTCACCGCCGCGAAGTCGCAGGGCGCCTTTGCACGCGGCGTGGGCACCTCGCAGCAGAGAATATCGTATCTCCTGAAGCACCACCGGCTTCTGCCCGGCGAACTCGTGCTCCGCGCCGAAGATCTCACCGGCGTGTCGCGCCATCGGCTCCGTCCAGACCTTTACCCGCAGGACGATGCTGCTTCTGTCCCCCTTGCCCATGGCAGCGTCGTAGCCCCCGACGCTCCGATCGTCGCGTGCGATCAGAGCGCCGCTTCGCACTCCGGAGCGGAGGCATGACGCTGCGGCGCGATCCCGTTACCTTCCAGCACGCGCTCACCCGCGTCGCCGCGGTGCTCACCGTGGCGCGCATGGCGCGTACCGTAGGCCGCAGCCAGCGCCTGGTGCACAAATGGATGCATCCGGGAGCTGGCGCCTATCCCACGATTTCCCAGGCGCTCGCGCTCGATACGGCCTTCGTGGCCGCCGGCGGCGACGGTGCGCCCCTGCTCGAAACCTATGCCCAGCAGCTCGACAATGAGCTTGGCCGGCAGGTCGCCTCCCGCATCGCGCTCGCCAATGATCTGGCGACGGCCGCGAAGGAATGCGGTGAGGCGATCGCGCACGGCCTGGCCGTCTCGCAGCCGGGCTCCGGCCCGCGTGAGGCACACCGCGCGCTGGGCGAAGCTGAAGAAGCCAAGTCAGCGATGGCGGTCGTTGTCCGGCGTCTCTCGTCTTTCCTGCCGCGCGGCGCGGGGCCGCGCGGGGAAACCATGGGGGGAACCCAATGACCGCCAAAACCTACCGAAGAAATCCCGGCATCCCCTGCCCGCATTGCCTCGGGCGCACCAAGGTTCGCACCAGCGAACAGGTCACGCGCTTGGTGCGCGAGCTCCGAATCGTCTGCGACGATATCGAATGCGGGCACAGCTTCGTCGCGCAGCTCTCCGCGATCCGCACGGTTCGCCCCTCCGCCCGGCCAAATCCGGCAGTCCACCTGCCCCAGGGAGGCTGGAGCGTGCCCGCAAACGATCGCGAGCCACGCCCCGCCAATGACGACAAGCCACCTGCGGCCGAGGGGGCCACCCCCATGGGCACCTGATCCCACGGGCTAGCCGCCACCCTCCCCGCTCTTCCCACCAACCCGGCAAGCACGCGCTTCCGGGCATGCCCTTCCTTTGCCTGAAAGGTCCGCCCCATGCTCCACTCCGCTCTCTTCCCGGATCTGCCCGAGGCCGGCCCGGTCACGCCATGGGTCTATCTGCGGCTGCGCAGAAGGGCGGCTGGCCTCACGATCTGTGACGCTGCCCGCCGTCTCGCGCCCACCTCTGCCGATATCGAGCGTGTAGAGGCCCTGTTACGGCGCCTGGAGACGCCAGGGCGCCGGGCGCTCTATCGATCCACCATCGAGAGCCTGGGAACTGCATTCGCGCTCGATCCCAGCGTCTATTGGCAGCTCGTCGAGGAAGCGCCCGATCGTCACCCCCGCATCTGCCGGGATTGCGGCTGCAGTGAACACGATGCCTGCACTTCGGCAGACGGCCACTCCACCTGTGGATGGGTGAACGCCTTTCACTGCACGCGCTGCGCCGATGCGCGGCGGGAGGCCGCGTGATGCGCGAGCGATCGCTGTGGCTCTCGCTCGCCCGCGCGCTGGCGATCGGCCTCGCCGTTTGCTTCGCGGCGGTGTTCACTCTGCCGCTCGTGGCGATGACGATCGCGCGCGCCCGTTCGGAGGGCCGCTGAAATGGCCCGCCCTCGCCGCAGCGCGATAATCGCCCTGGGGCTGCTGGTTGGCATTTTAGTCGCCGGCGCGCTCGATATGCTCACCGCCGGGCCGGGCGTGGCCGTGGCCTTCGGCATCGATCCCGCGGCCGAGGTGCTCGAATGAGCGGCCGCGCGCACTTCCGCCAGGCCGATCTCACCCGCGCCGTCCGCGCCGCCCGCGCGGGCGGCCTCGCCGTCGTCCGGACCGAGATCGAACCCGATGGCCGGATCGTTTTGATCCACGCCGCTGCCGCAGATCCGGCGGCAACACCTTTCGATGCATGGAGGGCAAGCCGCGATGCGCGTTAAGCTCAAGGGGATCAACAGCGTCCGCAAGAAGCTCGCGGGCGGCGGATCGGTTACATACTATTATGCCTGGAAGGGCGGCCCCCGGCTTGAGGGGGCGTTCGGCTCCCCCGAGTTCATCGCGAGCTATCACCAGGCGCACGAACAGGCGAAGCGGCGCGAATCGGATACGCTGCGCTCGCTCCTCGACGCGTTTCAGGATTCGTCGGACTTCACCGATCTCGCGCCGCGCACGCGCGCCGACTATCGCAAGCAGATCCGCGTTATCGATGCCGAGTTCGGGGACTTCCCGCTCGCGGCGCTGGCGGATCGCCGCACCCGCGGCGAGTTCATGGCGTGGCGTGATCGCCTGGCGCTCACGTCGCGCCGCCAGGCCGACTATGCCTTCGCGGTCCTCGCGCGCACGCTCTCCTGGTCGGTCGATCGCGGCCTCGCCGTCGTCAATCCGTGCAAAGCGGGCGGCCGCGTTTATCGCTCCGGCCGCTCGGAGAATATTTGGACCGAGCTCGACGAAGCCGCCTTCTATGCCAAGGCGCCGAGGCACCTGCATCTCGCCCTCACGCTCGCGCTATGGACCGGCCAGCGCCAGGGTGATCTGCTCGCGCTCACCTGGGCGAATTACGATGGCAGCCATATCCGGCTGATCCAGCGCAAGACCATCCGCAAGAACCAGAGCAGCACCGGCAAGCGGATCATCATCCCTGTCGGCGCGCCGCTAAAGGCCAGGCTCGACGCGCTCGATCCTGCCGCGCGCACGCGCACCCAAACCATCCTGCTCACCGAACGGGGCATGCCCTGGACCGAAAGCGGCTTCCGCGCCTCGTGGCGAAAGGCGTGCATCAAGGCGGGGGTGGAAGGCGTCACCTTCCACGATCTGCGCGGCACGGCCGTCACCCGTCTCGCGCTCGCCGGAGCCACGCCGCCAGAGATCGCAACGATCACCGGCCACTCGCTCCGCGACGTCCACGAGATCCTCGACGCCCACTACCTCAGCCGCGATCCGCGCCTCGCCGAAGCTGCAATCCGCAAGCTCGAATCCGGCTGA